CTCCGTCCTTCCGGGTATGAGCCGGACGCTCTACTACTGAGCTACCCTGCGGTATAGGTTGTTGGCTACTCGCTACGTCTGGTGGGATTCGAACCCACGGAAGCCCAAGTATTGCCCATGACGGCACTCAAGTCTCTCTAGTCACATCACCAATAGACCAGGCTCTGGCACAGCATCCGCTTTCACCAACACGGCTGGGGACTGTTCAGGAATTATTGGCGCAACCGCCAAACCCAAAGCCCGAAGTTGTTCGGTCAATCCCCATGCGTGTTGGTGTTGGTGGTGCGTTCACATAAAGCAGTGTTTGCACATTGAGATTCAGATATGGGGTATCTATGAACGGCGCTAACCCGTTTGACACACCACCAACACGGCTGGATACTATTCCACAATAGTCACTAGGTGACTGATGACAATCTCCATGCGTGTTGGCGCTGGCGTTTACAGTCCGCCAGCACGACCTTCTAGAGGGTCAGGAATATACCATTTCCTTGCGCCTCAAATCCATCACTTTTGACACCACTGCAAAAAGACTTTCCTTCTGGTGAAGATCATTTGCATCCCATCCTACAGTATTTGCCATTGTCCATGGTAGGCCCGTACTTATTGCCGATTTTTGGCCAGTTTCGCTGGCATCGTTGTCAGCAAAGATAAACCGTGGCCCTTTCACTTGATCGGCCACTTGAACCATGTTTGATGCAGAAAAACAAATCATCACAGCAGACTGTAAACCAACGCTACGCAGGGCTTTGTGCAAAGACAGGCCAGTGGCATACCCCTCAACAAACCAAACCTCTCCTGCGTCCTTTGAGCCCATGCAAAGCACTGCATTCTTGGCACGCATGCCATGCAACATCTTTTTCTCGTACTTGCGGTTTAACTCGTCCCAAAAGATTTCCTGATACCCCTGCAATTTGCTGGTAGCCACGTTGCGCATTGGCACCAACAACTTGTCGTCAATCACATGGGCACGCATCTCTTTGAAGCCCTTGATCTCCAAGTAAGGGTGGCTGTTCATTTTGGCTGACCGTAAAACGATGTCAGCCTTTTGAGCGGCCAGTTCGTACTTCTTGTCTTGATCGGATGCCGCAGTGGCTCGCTTGGACGCCCACGCACGCTTCTCTTCATCCGTCCATGGTTTTGCATGGGGATCTTCATACCAGACCACTCTGGCCTCGCCTGACCAGTCCATGACCCAACCACGCTGGCCGTCCCAGAAGTAAGCACCGTTGCCTGATTTGGGCTTGTCCACGGTGCCGCAACGCTTGATCTTGTCGGAGGCATACAAGCGGTTGGGGTCGATCTCCACGCCGTGTGCACGTGCAAAATTAATGAAGCTCATCGTTTTGCCCCCTTCTTCCAAGCCATGTTCAGTTGCGTGATTTTGTTGATCACGTTGCGCTCAATCTCAATGCTGGGCGCGGTGGTGAACTTCCATGTTGGCTCGTAGCCTGTGATCTTCTTAAACAGGTGCCACGCACGGCCTTGTTGGTTCTCAGGCTTGCTGTGCATGCGCGAATAGGACACAACCTGTTGCCACAAATGCTCAGCGTTGTTGGCCAGCTTTTTCTTGTTCTTGCCTTCACCAATGAAGATCTCACGCATGTGGCCGGGCAGGGCATCTTCCATCACCTTGGCAGGGCGCTCGTAACCACAACCCATGCACCGCTTGTGGAAGGGATTGTACCCACATTTTGGGCAACCCTTCATCTCTGTCTCTTCGTCTTTGCGGATCTTTTTGTCCAGTTTCTCGCCAGTGTCCAACTCGGACAAGCCATTGAAAAAGATGTCGGTGAAGTCTTCTGCAAAGCGCACGATGTTGCCGCTGAAGTCCAGCAAATAGCAATCCTTCTTGCCCGTGTCAGGGGATGATCGCAGGCCACGACCCCACATTTGAATGGCGGTGCTCAGTGATTTGCGCAGTGGCCGAGCGTCACACACACAGCCCACATCAGGCACGTCAAAACCCTTGGCCAGTGCCTCCACGCTGATCAGCACCCGCAGGTAACTTCCGGGCTTGCGGTACTCCTCCAGCAGATCCTCGCGCTCTTTGGCGGTGGTCTCTGAGGTGAACACCGCGGCCATGACGCCTTGGTCGATGAACTGCTTGCACAACTCTTCGCAGTGCTTGATGGTGGCACCAAAGACGATGGTCTTACGGTTCTCAGCAAAGTTGAGCCACTCATTGACCACATCTCCAACGATGGTCAGTTCGCGCTCTTCTGCGGCCTTGTCTGTCCATTCGCCGCCTGCGGTAGCCGCACCCGTCATATCGGGCTTGGTGCAGGAAAAAATGCGCATGGGCACCAGCACCCCAGACTCAGTCAAGTCGTGCATGGTGGTGGCGTTGATCAGGTTCGTGAAGATCTTGCCCAGTCCAGAAGAGAAGGGCGTGGCCGACAAGCCGATCACCGCCGCACCAGACTGGATGGCGTACTCTGTCCAAACCTTGTACTGAGTGTGGCAGTTATGAACTAGGATGCCCTCTGCAAAATATGATGGATGGCCTGAGACCCGTAGGTTGTAAACAAGTTCATCGCTTCCTCGTTCTTCAACCTCAACACTTTCCACCCAAGGTTGCGAAGCAAAGCATCCTTTTTCTGATCCTGCATTTGACGCTTTGACGCTCCATGGCTCGGGCCATCCAGTTCGATTGCAATCATCAGTTCCTTGTTCGCCACATCCACCTTGTAGTGATGCGGATAGCCCTGCTTCGAGGACTTCAAGGTGCAAATAACGACCTCCGTTAGCCATGGGAATCCTAACGCTTGTGCCGCCATGGCTTGTGGTTTTGTTAGACCAGTACCATTGCCTCCACGTATCTTCGGCCCATGACCGATTGCCTTCAATGTTTTCTGCATCTTCAGGCGCGATTCTTCGGAGTGCATCGGGTTCTTCAGCCTCTTCGCACAAGACTTCCCACAGCATTGTTGCTGTTTGAAGTTCGACTCCAGTTGAGGCATCGGCTTCCCGTTGTAGCCTTTCACCATTTTTGGCATGAAGGGTTTTGTACAAACCACACACATCTTGAAAGCGGAATAACCGCGAACCGACTTCCAAGGAGCCAGCGGGTCGCCATCCCACGTTGGTAAATATTGGATGATCTGGAGTGCATTCAAGCTTTGTTCCATCGGACAACCTCACAGTGCAAATTGAAGATGCTGGCTTTGAAAAGACAGAGTCGATTCGGCCAACGCCCATTGCATTATATATGAGTCCACCACTATGCAGTGTGCGTATCTCTCTTGGCCCGTATGGGGTTGAGATCAACGTGTCGCCGGGGAAGCATTCGTCAACCACCAGCACATCCAGTTGTGGCCAGTATTCGCGCTTGGCAATTGTTTGAGCCGAAGCAATCTGCAACAGCCTGTCAGGGAACCGACGCCAGTGTTTGGCTTGGATAATGCCATGATCGTTCAATCCGTAGCCGTCAGCCACATAGGATGTTTGATTGATCAGCGTGGTGCGGTCACACAAGAAAACAGCTCGTTTGCCGCGTTGCATGGCCTCGTTGCAGATCCGCAAGCCAAGGTATGTCTTGCCAGCACCTGTCGGTGCCATGATCAGTTGGTTCTTGTGACCTTCACGAAACCCCTTGCGAAGTTGCTCGTGAGCGGAAAGTTGAAAGGGACGTGGATCTGGGAAAGTAGTTCCATCATCACCCGGACTTTGGGCTAGGACTGCGCTCATTTTTTGGCCTTGTTAATTTTGTCTACTTGGGTTTGGAGCTTCTTGCAAAGCTTGATGCATTCGCTCTTCTCACGCATGATGGCCGCAATACGAATCTCTTTCTGCGCCAGCAGGAAATTCAGGCGCTTAATCTCTTCGTGTGCGGTGGCCAATGCGTCGTCAGACTCCAGCAACTTGTTCATGGCGTCCATGTCGGCTTGCATGGCCATCTCGTTGGCTTTCAACTCTTCGTCGCTGGGCTCGTTTCCGTCCAGCATGGATGGCTTGGGATCAGTCTCGGTCTCCTGCGATTTAATCGCATCCTGCTCTTTTTGGGCTTTTGCCTCAAAGTGGCGTTGGACGTTCTTGGCTTGACGCTCTTTGGCTTTGGGGTCTTTTACCGCGGCCACAAACTTGTCGGAAACGTGACACAAGCGTGCAATCTCGCGGTTGTTTTTGTCTTTGTGGCGCTCCATGCTCAAAGCTTGCTCAACCTTGAAACGCTTGTCCTCGTTCGACAACTCCAGACCGTGCGTGCCATTTGCGCCAAGCGCCAAGTCTTGGGCATCTTCCTGCGTGCCGGGCTTGTAATCCACCTCGATGGTAATGAAACCTGCTTTTTGGCATGCGTGGTAACGATGAAAGCCATCCCACAGCCAATAACTTGAGCCATCAAAGATCACACTGACAGGAGGAAACTCGTCGTCGTCCTCCATGCGCTCTGCGTATTCAATGACCTTTTCCTGCTTTATGGCTTTGCGAAATTGCGTCCCGCCGTCAATCTTGATCTCTTCCAGTTTTACTGTGCGCTTTGTCATTTTTTTCTCCGATAAAAAAAGCCCTAGGCGAGACTCTCATTCTTTTGGAATGTTGGCGGACTGGTGGGTACCAGCAGAGTCCCGTCTAGGGCTTACCCAAAAAACGCCGCCAAGCGTTGAAAAACTATATCACGAATACAAGTCTGGTCGCAATTCCTCACGAGTAACCAAACCTTGCGTTGCTTGCTCAATACGCCTACAAAGCTTCCCTGAAGGGCGCTGACGCCCTGTCATGATAAGAGTAAGCCATACAGGAGTGATCCCAAGATATTTGGCCATTTCAGCCTTTGATCCTCTTGGCTCTGTTGAAAAATACTCAGTCAATGTCATTGTTTTCCCTCGAAAACGATTCTACAGTAACTTTTTGTTAAACATCAATATTGCCCTTTCGTTTAATTTTCTGTTATAGTTGTTGGGCGGTATGTCACCGTTTAAGGAGTGAAAAATGAGTTTTTATGTTGAAGATAAGGGCGGAGAGTTTGAGCGTTGCCCACCCGGCATGCACTTAGCCCGTTGCTACAGAATCGTAGATCTCGGAACCCAGAAGAAGGAATTTAAGGGCGTACCCAAGCTCTTGCATCAAATCACGATGTACTGGGAAATCCATGGCACCGATGACGAAGGCAAGCCACTGCGCATGGCAGATGGTCGGCCATTTGGTGCATTCCAAAACTACACCCTGTCGTGGTCGTCCAAAGCCAATTTGCGCCTCGACCTGCAAAGCTGGCGTGGCAAACCCTTCACCGAAGAGGAAATGCGCCGCTTTGACCTGAAAACCGTGTTGGGTGCATGGTGCATGTTGAATCTGATCGACAACGTCGGCAACGACGGCAAGACATACACCAACGTCAAAGGCGTCACCCCGGTGCCGTCAATGATCAAACAGGCTGGCATGCCTGCCCCCGTGAACAAGCTGGAGATCTTCCAACTGGACAACCCAGATATGGCCATGTTTGAGACGTTCCACGAGAAGCTCAAGGGCAAGATCATGCAGTCGCCTGAATGGCAACGGTTGCACGGTAAGGCATCAGCACCCACAGCCGAGCCGTCAAAAGGCCGCTTTGCCGAAGAAGACGATTCGGACATTCCCTTCTAGGAGAAAACCATGAAATACATAGCACTCTTGGCGGTGGTGCTTGTTGGTTGCTCGACGGCAAACAATCAATACCCCACCCAACATCTTGTTGTTGACACCCACGTCTCAGCCATGAGCCGTCAGGAGGTCATTAATGGCATCCACGACTGTCAAAGCAATGGCATGCGTGCTGTCATGGTGACATCCAAAAAGAATGTCAGCGGACACATCACTGACGTGATCAGTGAGATCACATGTGCCCCACGGTACTTCGGAAACTAGGAGAAATCATGGGATACATCTTGGGCTGGGCTTGCTTTTTTGCATGGCTCACACACATCTTCACTTGTTTTTCACATGCAATGTGGGGTTTCTTAATCGCTGGAGCCTTGTTCTTCCCTATTGGGATCTTGCATGGCTTTTATGTTTGGTTTTCATAAGGGGCAATCATGGGAATGATTAACATCAAATTATCTAAAGCAGAGCTTCTTTTTATGAAAGAGGCCATGCAAGAAAAATTTAACGGCTGGATGGAAGAGTTGGACGATGCGCAAGAAAACTCTCGACCATCTACTTTTACTTTGAACACACAGCAAGTTCAGGCAATGAAAGATGCAGGCATGTGGAAAACTGCACCCCCCGTTGTTGAGAAGCACAAAAAACCTCATTGGACTCAAACTCCAGAAGGCAAAAAAATCATGGCAAAACGTCGCCCCCGCGGGAGTAAAAAATGAGCACCATCATTGCCAGAGCCGCCGAATCAGTCCACTGGTACGGCAAGGACGGCTCACCGCAATACACGGTGAAGGCAAAGGACGGCTCAGACCGTCCAACAACCCTCAGAGACGCTCGAAAGTTCAACTTGGTGCCTTCGGTCACCACCATCTTGAAAGTGGCCGCAAAGCCTGCTCTGGATGTCTGGAAGAACGAACAGCTTCTGTTGGCGGCGCTTACCCTACCCCGCTCGCCGGGGGAGTCGGAGAAGGAGTTCATTGCACGCATCATGATGGATTCCAAAGAGACGGGCAAACGCGCCGCAGAGCGTGGAACTCGCGTCCATGAATCCATCGAGCGACATTTCCGTAAAGACTCGAACATCGAGCACAAGGAAATTGCCAAAGCGTTTGAAAAGGCGCTTTTTAATCACTTCAAGACCAACCCATTCCAGCAATGGATTCCTGAGAAATCCTTTTCGCATGAAATGAATTTCGGTGGAAAAGTTGACTTGTATTGCAAACCCGATATTGACGCCCGTACAGGCATCGTTGTGGACGCCAAGACCAAGGAGTTTGATGTCGGGGATGATGTGCCTGCATACGACGAAAATTTGATGCAGTTGGCCGCGTACCGTGTTGGCTTGGGTGTACCACAAGCTCGATGCGCAAACGTGTTCGTCTCTGTTTCTAACCCCGGTCTTGTGAAGGTTCATGAGTGGAGTGAAGAAGACCTCGAGCGCGGCTGGGGCATGTTCACAAACTTGCTGAACTACTGGATTCTCAAAAATAAATTTGGAGCTTAAAAATGTCAGAACGTATTTATGTCGTAGGTGGCCCAACAGGTATTCACCTTGTGAGCGCGGCCACCAAACAAGGTGCAATTGCCTACGTGGCACACTCTGCCTACAAAGCCACGGTAGCCACCCAAAAAGATTTGGTTGAACTGCTTGGCAAAGGCATCAGCGTCGAACACGCCCGGCCACAAAACATGGAGTTGGATGTATGAACACCGAACGAATCAATGAGATCTTCCGAGAAATCCATTTGGAAGAGAACTACAACTTCCTTGAGGATGACTTGATTATTCTTGCCAAGGCATACGCCGAGGAAGGTGCCAAGCTTGAGCGTGCAAGTTGCCTCGAGGTTGCCAGATCGGTGAACCACTTGGTTGCCCAGCGCATCGCTGAAGTTCGAGGTCAGTAACAAAAAGACCCCCTCACCGTGTGATGAGGGGGCTCAAAGGGGCAACTGCATGCCCTCACACTGGCGAGACTACCACTGTGACTGTTCAGTCGATTATTGAGATCCCTCCAAAACCGACTTGTATGGGAAGAATTTATCTTTAACGTAGTTGACGACGGGCGCACCTACTGCGGTGGCCAGACCAACAGGAATACCGACCTCTGGGCCAAGCGCAAATGGTGCCACATACGGTGCCACAGCACCCAATGCAGAGGTTCCAGCGCCAACATAATCGCCTGCCTTACCACGTTGGTAAGCCTCGAGTCCTTGAAGCCCAGCGTTGACCACGGGCACCGAGCGTGCAGGCACAGTGGCCAAGGCGGCACCAGTACCAACACCAATCCCCAAAGTCTTCAACGCGCCTTGTGTGTCACCATTTTGGAATTGTTCCAAAGCATACGGAGCGGCAAAGCCAGCACCACCACCAACACCAGCGCCAAAGCCACTCAGACGCCCACCAAAGCCGGGGATGCCCTTGCTCCAAATATCAACAGCCTTGTTGAACAGGGCTTGGCCTCGAGCCCGTACAGTGGCATCAGAAGACTTTTGCATCTCTGCCGCCTGAGCGGCCATCTTTTGCCACTCTGCGCCTGCGGCAGTTGCCGCCTTCATGCCTTGCGCTCTTTGTTGGGTTGTTCTGCGCTGGGCGGCTCGCTCATCCAGAATTTGCTGATCGCGTGCTCGTTGTGCTTCGATCTCTATCTGCCGTGCTTGGGCTTCAGAGATCTGTTGGCCAGTCTGCTTGCTCACAAGGGTGCCATTTGGCAACGCCGTGACATCGGGAAAGTTGGCCAAAACCGCCTTGGTATTTAAGCCAACCTTGCCTAGTGTGTTTGCGGCCATCTCTGCCCGGGCGGCTTCCTGTGCTGTTCTGGTGTTGTAAGCGGTACCGCGCTCACGACCAGTTGCACCAGATTCATCCATAGCGCCTTGAACGTTGCGCTCTGTTCTGGTTTGTGCACCGCTTGCAGGTGTCGATGTCACTGCTTGGGATTTAGGAGCCGAAGGCGGCAATTCGGAAATTGGATAGCCTTCAGGAGTTGTAGGCTGAACAGCAGGTGCTTCTCCGGCGACTGTTTCTGCGGCACGATTATCACGAGTGGCATCAAACACCATTTGTGCAACTGGATGGCCAAACAAATACCCAGCACCACGTTGTAAACCAGCGCCACCAAGAGCGCCTACGCCAAGACCTGCCGTGCCCAGAGCTAACGCTTGCTCAAGCTTGGTGTCTTCTGCTGGTGGGTTGCCAGCAGTGCCGGGTGTAGGAGCAGAAGAATTTTTGTTGCCCTCAACAGTGGACGTTACATCCCTTGGCGCTTCTTCTTGATTTGGCTGTTCAAAGTTCACGTTAGGCAAATCACCGCCATAATGAGAAGAGACAAGGTACATGTGCTTCAAAGTCTCTGGTGGAAGCTCTTCCAAATTGCCTGATTCATAGAACTTGTTGCGCTCTGCAGTGCTTGCGTTGTATCCAGCCAAAACCTTGTATGGATCGTTGCCAATCTTTGGGTTGGACATCAACTCTTTAAGCAACGAAATGCCTCCACGGATGTTTTCGTCAGTGTCTTCACGGTTGACGTTCAAGCCCTTTGCAGTATCTTCCGTCAACTGCATGACGCCATAAGCATCCTTCTTTGATTTGGCAAATGGATCGAATTGACTCTCTTGCCAGACCATTGGCCACACAAAAGCAGGGTTTACGCCTTGGCGTCTTGCTTCTTTATCTACGGCCATGGCAATGCCCAACTGATCATCATTCAGTTTGTACTTGTACAAAAACTTCAACTGATCTTCACTCAGTCGTGCAAGGTCTTCTTGGCTCAATTCCATGATGTTTCCTTATCAATCGACTTTCATGCCCTTGGCTCTCATGGCTTCTTTGATGCGATCAAGATTTGTGATCCTGCCTTCGGGCGCAGTTCCGGCGCTTGGTGATGCAGGCTTGCCAGCCTTGGGATACTTTTGAGTTGCAGGTGCCGCCGCAGGTGCTTGTGGATTTGCCGCAAGAGTATCCGCAGACATGGCAGGTGCACTGGCCGGGCTATACAAGGCCTCAAAGGGGTTGTAGAACTTCGGCAAACCTGCGCCCATGGTGGGGCTTTGCTCGATCTGGCGACGCTCTTGCATGATGTTCTTTTGCAAGTTGCCATAGCCAGAAGCGGTATCGGTTTCAAACCCAGCAGGATTTTGGCCGCGATAATTTTGACGTAATACGCCTTCTCTGATTTGAGAAGACTTCTCATGTGCGATTAAATCGAGCATCTTGACGATTGCAAGTCTTGAATTCAGCACAGATGGCTGAGTGCCAGACAGCAAGTTTTGAGCCCCGACAGATGGGTTTTGAATGGTAGAACGAGCATCAGCCAAGTTCTTTTGCAAAGTTTTCTGCAATACTTGGAAGTCGGCATAAGCCTGTGAATCAGCTTGGGCCAGCTTTGATGCCGCTTCGTTAAGCTTGCCAATCTTGCCGGGTTCTGTAGGTGCGGCAACCCAGCCAAACAATGCTGAAACGGCATCTTGACCTGCGCCAAGACCCAACATTTTTTCCAACTTGGGTGAGGATGCAATGTCTCGCGCAACAACCAGATCCTGCAATGCATCAGAGTTACCCTTGATGACTTCACCAGCACCCTGAGCATTCTTGATCTTCATGCTGGCATTTGCTTTTTGAAGCTCTTGGTTCTTGTCCAACAAGTCTTGGTCAGACACACCTTTGAGGCCTTCAGGGGTGTACATACCACTGGCCACCAGTGTGTCAGTTAATGACTTACGTGTTTTCTCTGCATTCTTGCCCCAGTCTTCTGGCAAGGTTCCGGGCAGTGTTGTGTAAAAAGGATTCTCAGTTTTGAACCGCTGTGCAGTATTTGAAATGTCTTGTGCGGCACCAGTAGCTGTTTGATATGATTTGGCGGCTGTAGCTTGAGGCGCTGTACTGCCAGACAATCTCTCTACTTTTGCAATCAACTGAGGTGGAGGGGGTTCATTGGGATGTTGTTTGTCCCAATCAGAAAGTAATTTTTCTGAAGCTTCGCGTTGGCGCAAGCCTGCCTCCCAAATGGAATTCTGCATTCTCATTTGAGCAACCGTAGGTGCAACCATGCGCTGTTGTTCTACGTTCTCGCCAAGGGCTTGTGCCGCAGATCCCAAAGACGCAGTAAAGCCACCCAGTTGGGGCTTTGCAAAACCAGCGGCAACTTTAAACCAGTTTGGCTCTGCGTAACGCTTCTCCAAAGCATCGGCATAGTTCTTTTGCTGAACCATGACATTCTCAAGAGCGTCACGAATACGAGGGTCGTCATTCATCCCACCCAAATTCATCTTGGATGTATCTGGTTGTTTGACATCAAACATTGGAAGGGACAGAGGTGATTCATTTGCCATGATTTACTTAGCCTTCGTCTGTGGATGGTTGTTCTTCAGGGGTCTCTTGAGAAACTTGTGTGTTTTGCAATGGAGCAGGGTATCTGTTCAACAAGTTTTGTTGTTCTGCGGCGGCGGCTTCTGCCTCTGCATTAGGGTTTGGGTACCTGTTTAACAGATTGATTTGTTCCGCAGTGGTGTCAGTTGTTGATGTTGGTGTCACAGCAGGATACTGCGAAGTATTGGTCGCAAAAGGATCTGTACTTGGTTTGTTCAAATAGTACAGCAAGCCACTTCCGGCTTTGGCAAGGGCAGTACCCAAAGTTCCACCCAGTTGAGACAACCCTGCTCCAGAGGCACCAAGAGAGGCCAATGTAGATAGTGGGGATGCATTGAGAGTAGTCGATGTTGTAGTAGGAATCTGTTGGCCAGACATAAGTCCTGCCAAAGTTGACAAAGTTGTGAGCGGATAATTTTGTTTGTTTTGCTCGATTTGTTGCTGTTGACCACCCAAAGTTGCCAAAGCATTGACGCCAGTCAGTCCAAGATTTTGATTGGTGCCAGCCAAATTGCCCAGCGCCTGACCAGCTTGTGTGAGGTTTTGTTGGCCAGTCGCGGCTTGGTTGCCTGCTGTCGCACCCAATGTGCCCAACAATTGATTTTGCTGTTCAGCAGTCTGCAATGCAGTGTTGTACCCGGCATTCATTGCTTGGTATTGCTGGTTCAAAATATCCCGGTCAGCATTTGATAAGGTCTGACCAAGCACCTGAGCACCACGTTGAGAACCAAATTGGCCAGACCCTACAGCACCAGCAGTGGCCAAAGGAGCCAAATTTTGTTGGATATTGCGTTGGCCTATGTCACCAATTGAATTCACAACCGAACTCAAATATGGGCTCATGTACTGAGCCGCTTGTTGTGCAGGGCTTTGTGTGGCCTGATTCAAATAGCCAGCACCAGCGGCCAAAGGGGAGGCGGCATTTGCGGCGTTGGTCAGTGTCTGACCTGCTTCATTTAAAGTTGGCTGATACGCCGTGGACGCCGCACCAACATTGCTGAAGGCTTGGTTTTGCAGGTCAGTTGGGCCAGCAAACTGAGCCGCCTTCTGCGCCGCCGTCCCCGAACTAGCCAAATTACTCAGGTAGTCTGAGTAATACTGTGGGGCTGTTGTTGACGTTTGTTGTGTGGATTCGAGCAGATTTGCCATTTTTAACCTTTCGCCATCTTGAGGTAATCAAGAGGAGATTTCGCCTTTGGTGGTATTTTAGAGGTAGGTGCCGATCTTTTGTGCTCTCGCAACTCTTCCCGCATGGCATCGAGCATCTTTGCGCCACGTTTATTGTCACCGTGGCCAATCGCGGTTACAAATGATGCTGGAAGAACGACTTCACCGTCAGCAATCTTGGCTGGGACGGGCTCGCCCTCGACTCCCCTGTTGTGCGGGATTTGATGCATGAACCTCATCAAAGCTTCATTGCCAGCTTTGCTGGAGCCGTCTCCAAATGCCGCTACAGCGTCCGCGTCGATCACATAGTCGCCGTCATGAAGCATGGCCGGAATATCGTCAGATTGGCCTGTTCCCCGTCCTCCGGCGTAGTACCCAGTCACCCCAGTGATGAACTCAGGGTTATGGCCTTTAGGCGCGGCTTCCTTGTACTTGCTTAAACCACCTTCAGCATGATGAATCAAGTGGTTCAATGGGCCTTGCGCCATTTGTGTCAACGGTTGCATCTTGACTGGGTTAATGCTAACCCTTGGGTTCAACATCGTAGGTTGAAACGTCTTGGAAAAAGTTGGATTTCCAATGCTCTGAATTGATTTCCAATCAATGGACTTTATGTCGGGGTCATCCCAAATAGTGCCGCCTTCATCGTAATGATGAACAGGAACGTGACGTTGCAATTGTTGCAAAAGTTCTGGAATGATTCTGTTGTAGTCAATTGACCCGCCATGTGCGGCGGAAACTGATTGACCCATATCTGGGTACAACTGTTGCAATTGATTTGGTTGCTCTTGTGTCTGAAGTTTGTTGTTTGGCCTGAGCAGTTGTGGGGCTGTTGGCGAAATCGGTGGGGCAGATAAATTAGGCATACCCAATTGACCAATAGAAGATTGATTTTGTGGCGCACCAATCAGTCGAGCGGAATTTGATTGCAATGGACTAATCATTGAAGACAAACTTGTAGCCGAACGATTGGAAGGCATTAGAGCACCAGCTACATTGATATTGGGAAGTCCTGAAACGCCAGTTGCGTCTTTCAGCGCAGAATTAAACTCACCATTGATTCCAGTAGTTAGGCCCGCAGTAAGAGGATTTTGGCCAGTCAAAGCCGCTCTTGTGGCGCTGGAAGCCATATTGCCTATCATTTGACTGCCTGTTGCATCCGCCACTTCTGAGCCCAACGGCCCCATTCCAGCAGACAGCAATGATGAACCAATGACCTTGCCGGGGTCTGCCCCTTGAGCAATTTGCATTGCGGGGTTGATATATTGAATAGCCCAGCCATTGCCAGTCGCTACCGCGGCTATATCTGCAATAGCCATAAGAGGATTTTTGGCAATACTGTGGACGGTGTTATCAATAAAGTGACCAACGCCTTCAACTACGCCAGATATTGCTTTGCCGATTGATGCAACTGCTCCCATTTATTTCACCTTATATGTTTGCCATCCAGTTGAACTGGGGCAGGTCGGAATGTTCAACATGTAAACCAATCAATTGCAACATTTGCAAAATTCCGGGGTTATCAGCTTTTCCATAAAGACGTTTGATAGGGCTTTGTTGAATGATGTGCAAAAAGTTGTCCAATGACTTACGCAAAGCCATTGGGTTATCTGTTGTGTACAAATGGCATTCAGCCGCAGATTCTCCAAGATGAATCAACAACAAAACGGAATTTCCATCTTGCAGAAGATTTCCCTTTTTGGATTGAATTTGCTCACCCACAAAGCTCAATACGTGTTGAGGATCAACACCATGTTGTTGGGCGTCTGCTGTGATGATTTCTGATGCTGTCATTGTGGTTCCACACTCATGATGCCAACCAGTTGCATCGCCCATTCTTGCCAAGTAGCAAAGAGGCGCTGATCAGGTGTGGCTGATTGAACAAAATAACCAATGCCGTTGATTGCATCAGCCCATTCTCTCCAACGATCCTCTGGAACAGTTCCCAAATCATTTGGGGCAAATTGTTCTGACATAAGACTGCAATAGTAGTCCCATGTAAGGTTGCGAGGATCGTATGTTGTAGTCATTATCCGGGGTTCGCAGTGCTACGTACATCACCAGTGTCAAGACTGCATAGGACTTTACCCATGTAGTAATTGCCACCAGTTACGTTGGAAGTAAAACGAAGCCGAAGCTCTCGACGTTGCTCCCTCATATCCACTTTTAATGTAGTTGGATCAAAAGGATATGGTGTTGAAACAATGTCTGCATCATCCGCATATCCCTTACCAGTCACCGTGACGGACATTGTGCCACTTTGAATAAAGTCAGGCTCAACCCTCTCACATCTAGTCCACAAGTTATCGCCCGGTTGTTGTGTTGTACCAACCAGCCCAACGTATGTGCCCAAAGCTGGCGTCTCAAAAAAAGAGTTAACGGCAGTCACTTGATTTGTGTAAATACGGTCTGTGCCAGTCTCGTGTTGCCATAAAGTGTACTTGCCAACGCTATTTGGCTCGGTTCCGCCCATGATAGGGTAGTGGAAGACCTCAGTGTATGTTCCGGCTGATCTTTGTGCGCCCACTGCACTACCTGCGTCGTACCAAGACTTTTCCCGGACGTTGTAAATGATGGCGTCGGTGCATTCTGTTGCATCACCACGCGGATAGAACCACCAAATTTCACCCCAGCGCGGGATCTTTGTGCACCATACCTTTTGACGTTGTGCATAGTTCAAGTTGTCAAAGAACCAGTTTTGATTTTGAGAATTTGGTATCTCTTGAACTGCCCCGCTGTACATCATGAAACGATCTACGCCAGCCCAATAAAAGATGCCGTCGTACTCAATCACGCACTGCGACGACATGATGGATGTTTGACTGGAGATCAGGTCATACCGCCAGTAAAAACTAATGCCGTTGACGGTGCTTGGCGAATATGTGACCCGAACCAATGAATCCAAAGTCCAGAATAACCCAGCAGGAGAGGTTGTACCGCCGCGCAATGGCAATCCTTTAACCACCTTGCCAGTTGAAACGTTGTTGGAATTGGAATCGGCACTTGTCCAGTTATTAAAGTCGCCAGCCGCACAATTTTGAATCAGTCCATTGTTTCCATAAACAAACAGGTATGGGTGAAGCATCACCACTCCGCCAGATACGCTAATGTTGTTGTCAAATGTCAAAGTCACAGTACCTGATGCAGTTGCGTTGTTACTTAGAACAACTGTCCAAACACTTGCTTGTTGTGCTACAAATGTCAATCCTGCGGTTGTGCCTGCTGTTGTTGTAATCGCAGTCCCACCCAAAGTTGTGGATAACGTAAAAGTTGTTGTGCCATTGGTGGCGGTTATGTAGTAAATACCTGCTGAAATGCCGGAAGCAGTTCCAGTCAATACCCCTGTCACAAGCACTTGCTGGTTTACAACTAATGTTGTTGCACTGCAAGAGAATTGACCTGCTGTACCTGTCACGGCTACTCCCGCCAAAGTGGTGGAATTACTGACCAAGTTAGAAGACAAAATTGTTGTATTGGCTGGAATGCCCGTTCCAGAAACCGACAAACCCGCTCCCATGGAAACGTTGGTGCTTGCAAAGGTTACATTGGGAGACCCTGATATTGTTGTGCCGGAAGCGGTGAATATGCCAACACCAGACATTGTTGTGGAGGTAAATGCTCCATACAAAGGCCGAGTATTCACGGTGCTGTCAATTGCATTTAAATTTTGGCCGGGGTGTGCAATCAACTTGTTGACGTTGCCACCTGTAGAGTCATAGCCAATATCAAATTGCCAAAGATTATTGGAGTTTGATGTGAAATTGGTTAATGTGAACGCTGTTGGGCCGGAGCCCACGCCATCGTCATTGTCTGTTGTCCATTGCTCAAGTCCATTGCTATACCCCGAAACAACGTAGTTCAGGCCATTGCTGGAACTCATGATCATGCCGCGGGATATTCCAGAAGCATTCAAGAAGATCCCGTTGTAACCACCTATCTTGCGTGGCAATCCACGTTGAAACCTTACCCATTCGCCATCAACATAAGTATCAGAAGCAAATTGAGTTCCATCCCGTTGTATTCCGGGTTTGACTTGAATGGCAACTACTTTTGCGGCCATTAGTACGTACCTCCAGCAATTCCAACAGGGATAAATAAGCCGGATGAAGTCAACGTCATTGCATTTGCGCCACCAATTGCAAAGCCAAGTTGTCCGCTGGCCACCAAGTAAAGACCAGTGTTGGTATCACCCAAGAAATTCAATGATGGGCCTGTTGGCGCTCCATTACCAACCGTCAACGCACTTAAAGTGGATGTGGTAGTTGTTTGAGCGTTGTAGACGTTGGTTCCATCACAGATTGCAATGATGGTTTGATTTTGAGGCAAAACAACCGTGGATGCTCCTACTGATGATGTCTTAAATGTCAGCGTGTAAGAGCCAGTTGTTTTGTTTTGTAATGAATACAGTTGAACCGTTGACGGCAAAATGACAATTTGATTTGATGTTAATGCGCCTGTGTACTCTTGCACAGAACTTGCCGCTTGCGCTGACGTCAAAGTTGTGGTGCCACCAGTTACCACTAAATTTAACAATGTGTATATGAACGTATTTGATCGCCCATATGCATATGTGTTGTAGCCACTTGACCCGTTTGAACAAATAACCAAAGACTCAGTTAATTGCAGTTGTTGACTTGCATTGTTGTCAATTGTGTCAGAACCTTGCGGTGTCAAAGTCAAAATGCCTGTCCCACCATTTCGGACAATTACAAACCAATTGTTTCCGACAACCGAAGCACTTGGCAAAGTTAAAGCACCAGCACCTCCAGTCCAAACGTAGAAGGATGCCCTATCAATATCCAAGAACGTATATGTTGAATTGACGCTGACAACTTGAATGGCCTCATTCAGAGTGTTGGATATTGCTTTTAGTCCAAACCCAGCAAGAGTCGCAGAATTTGCTTGTGATACGCCTGCGCCAAAAGTGACGACAGCCCATGTACCATTGACACTGGAGTTGTCTGTCAAGTAGATGTAATCAGCAATTCCTGAGCTTATTGGCGCAATTGTGTTATTGCCATAGTCAGTCACAGTAAAAGAGTACGAGCCAATATTTCGGATCAATATGCTCTGACCAGTTGATACTTGTGTAGCTGGAGGCATTCGCAAGTACATACCAGAAGCTGTGGCGGTGACCTCAATGATGCCTGCAACCACACTGGATGTATTGCCGTTGATTGGCCAATCCAGTGACGTGATCGTACTGGTAAGGGTGAGGTTCTCGTAACCAATCGGGGATTGATTGACGGTCTGCCCTGTGTAGGGATTGATGTATGTAGTCATGATTAAGAATCCACAGCAATGGCTTGACGATCCCCAACACGAGAAACGTCTTCTGTTTTGAGGGCGGTAATGGCTTCAGTGTACTTTTGCTGAAAAACAGCGCGGTTGTCGTTTTTCAAGAACAGCATTGCTTGCAACAAAGTTCCGTACAACATGGCATTTGGTGCATATTGAGTCAGCCAGTTTGTTTGATTGGTCGAGCTAAGTGGTGCAATTCGCTCATAAAACAGCACCTCAAAATTGTAGGCTTGGTCTGGAGTAGGAGCCAAGTACCAGTGCTCATAGTCACTGTCGGCGTAATAAGCGGGTGTGGAGGTTTGTGAAGCATTTGGCCAGTAGTTCTGCAAATACTCCAACTTTCGCACCAGCACAGGTTGGGTTTGACCAGAAGCATTTGTCAAAGTCATCGAAACCGTTTTTCTCCACCGGGCAGGCTTTTGCACGGTTGGGGATCCGGGCGTCATGGCGGCGGTGACAACTTGAAGCTGGCCCAAAGTTTTGATTTCTTGGGCAATCTCAAATTCAGCAAGGGTAATAAAAGTTGGAATGGCGGCAATGGTCGCAGGATCGTTGCGCTCTAAGTAAGAGAGCACCATAGTCGTAAGACTGTTATACGTCATTACCCATGATGGAGTCGTAGCCATGTTTGCCCTTTATAGTTGTCTCATTGTCCCATTACCCGTTGACCGCGGCAAGAGTCAGATTTATGTTAAAACTTGTTCGGCTTTTTGCATAACAGCAATTCTTTGCTCAGCACCAAATAAACCTCCATTGATCACTTTTGTCAGGCCGTTGTAGTCCTTGGCATTGGC